TATATTCTTCCCAGTGTCCGTAGTTTCCGTATTGGTGGAATACTTCATAGCCGTTTATGTAACCCAAAAGTGAACTGTTATAGACAACATTTCGCATAATAACCCACCCATACTTTGTAATAGTCACATCTGTATTAAGCGAAAGGACTTGTCGCCGGGACCAATCCGGGGCAATCCAACCGATAATTCCTGTTTTGGCCGCCGCAGTAGGTGCAATATTTGAAAAATCCAAGTTTGCTTTCGAACTTGTTGCGGCTTCAGCTCGGTTTGCTTGACTTGTTGCTTCAGCCACTTGTTCTGCAACAGCACTTCTGACATTTGAAACTTGCGTTGTCCCTTCGTTTTGAATCGTCAAAACTGATGAATTTGTAGCGGCGGCGATATTATTAAAAATGGCCTGAGACTGATTTTTAAGGCTTTCAGTTTCGCTTTTAATACTCGCCGTATCATTTTTTATAGTATTCGTTTCGTTTTTAATTGCGATCGTTTCAGTCTTGGTCTGAAGCGTAACATCACGCGCATTTTGGCATTCAGTCAGATAATCAATAACACCGTTAACAACCTCGTCATGAACATCTTTCATTTGCTTTGCCACAGACGGTACATTCCCGTTTTCGGTTGGAACAGTTGTCGTGTCATCGCCATGCACAATTGTATGCCATTTAGAGCCATCGACTTCCGATTGAGAAACAACAGCCTGAAGTCTTTCTTCCATATTCATTTGAATACCTCCTAAAATCCGCACGCATACCAGGACTTAGCAAGACTTGCACTGCCACCGCGATTATAAATAGTCATTTGTGTGGCTGACGTGCGCTGTATGCATTGCGCGTAAATTTCACCGTTTGTTCCAATACTTGTGGCTACAACTGTGTAATTTGTATTTGAGAACGCCTTTGGAAATGTAACGGTAATTTGACCCGATGCACTAACTTCGCCCCCTTGTTCGATCCATCCGTCCGGCCAAACCCTGTACCATGTTTTGCCGCTTACATATTTCGTAAACATCTTAGTAAAAATAGTGTCCTTAGTAATGTTTGATAAATCAGTATTTACCTTTGTCGAAGTTGCTTGTTCAGCACGATTTGCCTGACTGGTTGCTTCGGCCACTTGTTCTGCCACCGCACTTTGGACATTCGTCACCTGAGTTGCTCCCTCAATTTGAACGGTCTGAACAGCCGAGCTTGTCGCTGTTGCGATATTATTAAATACCGTTTGCGACTGATTTTTAAGACTTTCGGTTTCATTCCTCAGCGTAGTGACATCGCCTTTAATTGTGTTAGTTTCGTTTTTAACAGCGATCGTTTCATTTTTTGTTTGAATAGCCACGTCACGTGCCGTCTGACACTCGGTCATATAATCAATAACGCCATTAACAACCTCATCATGCACATCTTTCATCTGTTTGGCCACAGTTGGAACATTGCCGTTTTCTGTAGGGACAGTTGTTGTATTATTACCATGAATTATTGTATGCCATTTTGCGCCGTCTGTTTCAGCCTGCGAAACAACAGCTTGTAATCTTTCTTCCATATTTGCCATTTTTATAAATCCTCAATATATTGCGGGCATTCCGTATGAACGAAATAGTGCAGATGATTAACCGCACTTGAAAGCCTATCAAAGTCATTTTCTAGTAAAATTGCCAACGCACCGTCCGAAAGTGTCGGTCGATCACGCACTTCAAGTTCCGATGTGATTTCCCAGAGGTATCCATTCATAAGTTTTGCTTCGAACTGTTGAGTAAACCTGGCTTCTTGTTTTAATAACCCGAGGCCGCCCAAAAGCGTAACAACAAACCATTCAGCGCCTTCTTTTGCATAGTATTTGTACCAGGCTTCAAAGAGCGAGAATTGTTCTCGGTTCATCACCCAGCGCACAGAAATTTTAGACGGCGTTTGTTCGTAACGTCGCCTTTGCCTTGCCGGTCCTGCCTCCATATCGGTTCGCACAATTGCTTCACCGGGTTTGATGGCATAACCCTCTGTGGTCGGATAAGGTAGTTTTTCCGGAAAAATTACTGTCATCTATAACTCCCATAGGCTGGGTTTAACGCGTACCTTTGTTCCAGGATCGGCGATAAACCTTCACCTTTACTGATGTTTTTACCAATGGCACCCTCGATTTGTTCGACGATGATGTCCAGATTGACATTGCCGTTCATATCGCGTGTCGGGTTTGCCGTCGTCTTTGTGCCTGAGGCCTTATTAACCACATTCACATTAACGTAAACCGGCGGTTTTGAATTGAGCTCTGTGCCCAGTGCTTTCATCTGTCCCGGCGTGAATACCGTTTCGCCTTTTTTCGCGATAATCGGGATCTCGCCGCCGACCAGGCCCCCGGTATGAAAACGGGGAGCATTTTCAAAAACACTTGGACTAACAGCCTTAGTAGATAAAGAATCCGTACCAATAACACCTCCCGTATGCGCTGTCGGAACCCCGAAGTAAGCCATCACGCCACCCATGATCGGTTTGATCACAGCGTACTGCATGGCCATTCGGACCATTCCCTCGACAACTGAGTTAACAAAGTCTCCAAAGTTCGCTTTACCGGTCATAACGAAGTTTGTCAGTGTATCTTCCATTGATTTGAAAGAGTTCTTGACCATGTTTTCGGTCATTGAAGCCATATCCGAGGCATCGTCATAAACGCTTTTCATTCCTCGGGTCACACCGTCTTTCCAGTCCTTGGAACTTTGAAGAGCGGCTTCACCGGCTTTTTTAACCATATCGTCATAAACGCGGTTCACATCATTTTTGAAATCCTCATAACCGGCCTTGGTTTTATCCAGGTTTTTGAGTGCATCATCACGCCACTTGGCCGCTTTTTGCATAGCTTGATCATAAGGATCCTGTAATTCAAAGACCTTTTGCTTGATGTCCTCAATGGTCTTTTCGTAAGCTGATGTGTCAGTTTTTGGTAAAACAGGCGGTTTTATAACTTCCTGTTTTTCCTCTTTTGGCCTTAATTCCGGGTGCTCAATATATTTTAGTTCATCACGAGCCTTTTGTGCATCAATCCTTGCCGCCTTTAAGAGCAGGAACTTTTCTTGGATTTCCTTGGCCTGTGGTGCAAAGTCAGGATATTCGGCGGCCAACCGCCAAACTTCCTTTTGGTATTCCTCTAAATTATACTTTGATTCCGAAAGGATCTCGGCCAAGTCATTTGCAAAAATTTGGTATTCTTTCAGGAACATGTTCGGGGCATGGCGTTGAAAAAACGAAATACCTCCGGTGTCCTTCAGCTCTTCTTCCAAGTCCTTGATGTTCTTTTCTGCCACCTTTAGCTTATAGGACCATTCGGCAATGGCTTGATTTTTGGTCTGCGCGTTTACAAGGTTTGTTGTTTCTTTGACCGTTTCGGCCATCTGTTCCTTAAGTTTTGCCAGGGTGTCCGCGTGATCCTTAGCCGCACGTTTAGCCACATTATGACTGTCAATGAGCTTATAAAGACCATAAACAACAAGCAAAATCAAACCAGCCGGGCCGCCCAAGAGAGCCATTACGCCTTTCAAAAGTCCGACAGCACCGGCTAAAACTTTAGCCGCCACCGCTGTTGCGTACATCTGAACTGCGGCCACTTTAGAAACTTGCCACATCATTTTAAGACCGAGTGTAGCAGAGGCCCCGGCGGTCCCGGTTCCCATGAGAGCAACATTTAAGGCATAAACACTTGCCTTTAACAGGTCAATTCCCTTGGTAATCAGGCTTGCGCCCAACCGAACGGTTAAGAGCGTGATAATCGGCTCGATGTATTTGGCCAATGTAAAGAACGCTGTACTTGCCACGTTGACGGCTGTTGCCAAGGTTTGGCCAATGGCTTTTGCCGCTCCGCCAGAGCTGTCAAGCAACTCATTAAACTGCGAGAATGTATCTTTTAAGGCTTTATTCAAACCGTTTTCACCAATGGAGCGGATAAGCTTGCTGATAGCATCTTCGATGTTGGACATGGCACCGCCCATGGTGTCCATTTGTTCTTTCATCGCGCCGCCAAAGTTCACAAGGCCGATAGATTTGAGATAGGCTTCAATTTCTTGCGCACTTTTGCCAACGGTGGTCGTTATCCCTTGGAATGTAAACCGGACTTTATCACCCTCGACCTGAGTTTGAATACCAAAGGTCCTGAGAGACTTAAAGTTCAGCATCACCGCCGAAGAGACGGCATTTGTAAAATCCAAGATGTTTTTACCAAAGGCCGAAGCGGTATTTCCGTATGAAGTTAAGGCTTCAGATGTGGCATCAAGACCCAGTGCCTTTAACCGGGTAAAGGCCTCAATAATCTCTTCCAACTGGTATGGCGTGTCCAGCGCAAACTGTTCGATCATAGAAAAGGCCTCTTGTGCGCCTTTAGCCGACCCGGTCACTGTTTTCAAGGATCCGATCAGGCTTTCAAACTCTTTGTTTGTCTGCACAATACCTTTGAATGCTGATGTCAGCCCACGCAACCCGAGGTATGCGCCGGCCAACGATGCCGCCTGTTTCAGGGTATTATTAAAGGCCTTGGCTGTGTTATCCAAGACCTTTAAGTTATCGTTTGCCGGTGTAATGACCTGAGTTATCCGCTGAAAGGCTTTCTGTCCATCCGAGCCAATGTTCTTGAACTCTTGCCGGACTTTATCGCCGCCCACCGCTTCAAGTCTGATTGAAAGTTTTTTCGCTGTGTTCATTTAATCCTGCCTTTATACCTTGTATGCCAACGGACAATAACTCCGTCATGATTTCACTTTTTAATCCCAAATTATCTGCCACAGTCAGCGCGACACCAAGGTCAGGCTCAGAAAGTTTTAGTAGAACCTCCCAAGCCTGATGTCCTTCTACGGTGTTTAAGGCTGTTTCGACGTATCGGCATCTGTAGAGGGGACAGTTGATTCCTTCTTCGCCGCACCCTTGGCAGTAGTTCCGCCCGGAGCCGAAGTGCCATTTTGCTCGGGCGTATATGCGTTTTTTTCGGCCTCAAGTATTTCTTGAATGCCGCAATACTGCTGTCTGAATGTTTCGGCAATACTCCAAAAGTTCGTGAAGAGTTCCTCGATTTTGACCGGTGTCAGTGGTGCTTTTTCATCTGTTTCGGCTTCTAAAATGCCGTCCCATTCAATAATGCCCGCCAGCGCAAGACCTAAAATCAATTGTTGATCTGCATAGGCCTCACGTTTTGTAATGTCCTCTAAATCAGGCAAATCTTTATCTTTGGCTCCGTTTTCGCGCACGTCTTTTAAGCGTTTTGCGACCTCGGCAACCTTTGAATTCATAAAGGCTTTTGCCTCATAAAAGACCGAAGATGTACAGGGTTTTACTTTGACCCTGACACCCATTCCCAAGTCCAGCCAATAAGGCTCGTTCTTAAACTTTAACTTTAACATTAGTATTCCTCCACATCGTTAATCAATTGAACGGTTACCATTTTGCCAAGACTTGCATTCTTTGCGCCTTGGAAATCATAAGAGCACTCAATGCCGCCCGGACCCGAAATAGAACGTTTCGGTTTAGGCAAATAGACTTCATGACATGTGATGACCAGTTTTTGGCTTTCAGAGAGCTGATAACCAAGCTCTAAGTCCACAGGAATACCGGCACGCGCCTTGTCCATCAGAGTATTGTCACCATAACGGACTGCGATCGAACCGGACAAGGAAGCGACCCCAAGGTCAATGGCTTCTACTTTACCATCGCTCCGGATTGTCTCAATCTTTTCAAGGTTATTTGAGTAGGTAACCGAAGCACTGGTCACATTGGCCAATGTTTGTCCGCCTGATTTAATAAAGCCTTGGAACTGTGAAAAGCGTGTGTAGTTTTTTACCACAGGGGCAACGGATATTGATGTATTCGCGGCTGTTTCACTTTGGGCCATTAACGAAACTGTGGCCTGAGCTTCACCGGATCGGGCGAAGTTAAAGGCGATAGAGTTTGCTCGCGCTCCCAAGAAACGGATATATTCCGGAACTTCGGCCAAGCCTAATTCCAAGGAATAGCTCGGCAAAGAGGTCTTTCCACTTTCAAAAGTGTGGGTATAAACACTATTTTCTGCAGATGTTGTCGGTGTGCCAAAGACAGCTTTCAGCCAAATTCCGATGTTTCTGAGATCAACCGGAACAGCCAGGTCACCTTCAACATTGATCACATCTTGGAACGGAGTGGTCGGGTCGCGGCCAAGTCCCAAAACGTTTGAAGAAATCAACCCTTGTTCGCTGTCAATTGCGCTTGATGCAAACGGCACTTGGGTATAAGGTCCCGAAGAAAGAGTGCCGTAGGTGCTTTCTTCAGCAATAAGTAATTTGGCATTCCAGCCATATGCTCGTGACATAATTGTCTCCTTTGTTAAATTAAGTTTGAAATTGAGGTATATTCTAAAACGATGGGAACGATTGCGCCTTTGATGGTTACGCCACCTTCGACCGGTTCTTCCACAAACTCGGGTGGATCAGCGTGCATATAATCAACTTCACCGCCCAGGCGAGGATCTTCTTGTAAAAGCTCACCGATTTGAACCAACAATCCGTCCAAGGCCTGATCGCGCTCGGCCGGTGTTTCTTTTTGAACAATGACTTCCAATTCGGCCCGATGTGTGAAAATGTAGCAAGTCGGGGATAATAAAATCTCAGGCTCACCGACATTACCATCGCGCAAAATAACCAAACCGCCATCAGGAATTTTCTGTGGCAGAAGGTCGTTTCGTTTAACGGTTACATCAAGTGTAGAAAGTCTTTCAAATAAAGCGTTTAATACGATTTCTCTTTTACTCATCTTCGCTCCAGTTTTCTAAAATCAAGCTCGGCACTTTTTCTTGCCAACGCTCGCTTTCGGTTGCAAAGTTAATCAATTTCGGCATTTTGACCTGCGGCACCAAGATAAAGGCGATGACCGTCTTTTTCTTTTTGGTATGCACCAGTAAAGAACATGCGTTGCGGCGGTACACAAACTGTAATCGCACGCCTTTCATCTGCTCATAAAGACCCGGTGTCATACGCTTGCCGCGTGCTTTTTTCGGAATGGCATCTGTCGGAATGGCCAGCCACAGACCGTTCTTGCCGCGGATAATACTGCCATATTCAAAGCCAAGCATTATCTTTTCGGCGTTAGAATAGACCTGTCCGGCCGCGCTGATACTTGTTTTTCCCTTCGGATAGACGACACCGCGCCATGTGTTAGCCATGCGGGAACTCATGCCGGAAGAACGAACCTGTTCACGCAAAGATGACTTTAGTCCGTTTGTTGCCGCCGTAATTCCCAAGGTCACAGCCTTAGCACCATCTGTGTAGTGCTTTTCCATGACATCAGACAGCTTTCCCTGTAATGCAAGTTTTAATTGCATAGCACATCAACACTCCATACCAAGTTATGAATATCTTTGACCGGTTCCGTATGCACCCGATAGGTTGCCGTATCTGTTTCTATCGTGTCCCCGACAGCTAAATCGGGCGCATCTGAAAGCCGGATCCTCATTAAATGCGTATCGGTGTGAGCGTTAACAAAGCCCACACCGACAACTTCGTCCGGTTCGGTCAACAAAAAAAGGACTTTACGTCCTTGATATGTCCCGGTCGTTCCGCATCTATTAAACAGGCTGTCCACCGCCTTTTTGAGAGGAAGGGTCATCTTTACCTCCTGTTTCATTAGGTTTCTGTGGCGGTTGTTGCTGAGTTGCCGGTTTTTGGCCACCCTTAACA